GAACTTAATCCTCTCTTATGGAAGCTAATCAAACTCAAGCCAAAATGGGGTATAGACTTCAGCGTAGATTACGTAGATAGGAAAGGTAACGTTTTCGAGGTATTTCATTACGAATGGGATCATTTCGATTATTCGGCGGTTATGGAGAAAAAAGAGAAGATACAAGATCTTGCTCTCTTTACAGATTGGAACGATGTTGCTAAGAAATTATGGGACAGGAAAGATGAGTGGGCTCATTTAGATTTCTTTGCTCAAAGTAAATGGAAGACGGATTATTTTAACCTAGAACCAGAAAAGTTCAAAGACGTTATTTGGAGTTCGTAAGGTAGATTCTACTCTATTTATTTATAACGTAGTACCTAATTCAATAATGATGACTCTAGAATCTATTATAAAAACCACTATAAGGGATCTTCCAAAAGTTAAAGCAATGGCAGATAAGGAAGATACTATTAAGGTCGTAGATAAGACGGATACCGATAATATGTCCGAACAAGAAAACCTCGAAGCGTTAGATGACGCTACCCTCAAAGACCTGGGCAAGCAGACAGGTAAAGCTGTAGTAGCCGCTCTACATCAGATGGGAGATGAAATCTCGGACGTCCGGCTGGTAGTTCAAGGGAAGTACGATAATTCTTTCGCCGTCAAGGTAACGTATAAAAATAATGAGATCGATGTTTTTGATTTTATTGTTGATAACGGAAAGCTAATCCATCAAGATCACTCAGGTAACTACGATCTTACAAATGTGACCGTAAAACCTTCTGGCGGAGTTATCATCAACGCTGTTGAAGCTGCTAGAAATATGGTTAATAAGTTTAAAATGCCTTTAGAAGGAGTAGAAGAGAACCTGTCCGATGAATACGATACCGGAGACTTAGATGTAGGGCATCAAGATGATGAGCCAGACATGCTCAAAGGTACGGTACATGAGATCGTACATTATGCTGTAAAACTTTACAAGCTTCTACATCACTACGATAAAGTACCCGGTGAGGTTGATTTTCCTCATTGGTGGCAAGCAAAAGTAGTCAAAGCACACGACTACATCCAGAAAGCTGCCCACTACCTAGAATACGAAGCACACGAAGAAGAGATTGAAAAAGTAGTTGGAGCCTTAGAGGAGTCAACACATTTAGCGGATGGACCTAGATGGGATACAAGCACATTGGAGGATATTAAAGTCCTACCTGCTCTTCGATTTGCATCAGAAGTTTACAACTACGTTCAGAACGGCAGAAGAATAGATACGCATCCTTACGGAGCATCTGATCAGGACTTAATCGATACGTTACAATCTGTAATTAAAACACTTCAGAAGGCAGAAAGTACTCTTCAGATGCACGTTACATACGAAGACGAAGATCTTGCAGAAGGAGCAGAGAGTAACGTAGTGGATGAGTTTCATTCTAAGGAAGACAATATTATCATCAGACTAAGAAAATTAGATGTTCAGAATTTCAAAGTCGCAGTTGGAATAGCTACGAAATATGGCGCCTTCCACAGTACTCTCGATGAAATAGATTTTGCCGGAATCAACTCAGAAAAAAATGCTAAGGTGATGTTTGAATACTTGAAGAAGACTTCAAACAGCATTAAAAAGTAAACTCAAATGAACAAATACGAACTGAGAGAGATCATCGAAGATGTAGTATTCGAAGTACTACGTGAACAGGAAGGTGAAGGAGCTGTCCTAGAAGATGCTACAGATGAGATTCTAGGCAAGTTTCCTACCCTTCATCGTACATTAGTAAATCTAATGACAGATGACTTTCGTACGTTCGTACAAGATGTTCAATGGGTTGCTCCCAAGCCGACTACATTCAAAGTACTTTTAAAGAATGGACAGATGTTCCATCTAAAATGGCTCGGTAAAGGCTTTGAGGCACAGATTGCAGGTAAGCGTTACTATATTGCAAAAGTAAATGACTTCCAACAGGCTCTAGACAAACTTAACGATATCTTAAAATACGGACCTGTTAAAGGAGCAGGAGAAGAAGGAGAAGAAGCAGCAGACGGAGACGGCTTCGAAGCAGGCGGAGGCGGTGGAGGTGGAGAGTTCCCCGGTGAAGAAGGCGGCGGTGGAGACTTTGAAGGAGGAGAGGAAGGCGGTGAAGAAGCACCTGCAGAAGAACCCGGAGAAGCAGAAATAGAATTCGAAGAACCAGGTGAATCACCAGACGAAGAGCTATAATGAATCTTTTAGATAAGATTATATTAGAGTGGGGTTACCGCTGTGATAAGGGCTATCCTGATTTAAACAGTGAAAAGGATCTAAGAGTATTTGAATCCTTGTTTGGATTTGATCTCAAAGAAGTTGCTTTACGTCCTAGAGAACTAGAGAAAATCAATTCAAAAACCGGGGAAGGTAGAGTAGACATTCTTATAAGAAAAATTAAAAACAACGAACCATTAGAACTCGAAAGCGGTGAAAAGCCTTTTCTAGTACACGATCCCGATGGATCTAAAGTTAAAGAGTTAGAAAACTGGTCTGTAGAAAAAGGTCCCGTGGCACTACAGGACGAGGAAGGAAATACAACTACTACATCTAAGTTAAAAAAAACAGCAGAGTTTGGTGGAACCGGTAGAAGTCAAGAAGAGAGAGGAGAGAGACAGGAAAGAGCATTTATTGAATTTGTTAATAGTGTAGAAGGAGTAAAAACTCTTGTAGGAAAGAATGGCGTAAAAATAGAAAATGTACTGTCAGCTGAAAAGGTAGAAAATATGCCTGGATATAACAAACAGCCCTATGCTGACATAGCGCTTAAGATCCAGAATGGACCTGATCATTTAATTTCTGCTAAAGGGACTTCCGCACCTTCGTTAGGAGGCGCAGGACTAGAAGGTATGACTTCTATGGGACCTGACGTTGTCTCGTTTGTTGAAACTTTTTACGAAAAAGCTTTCGATTTTTACAAGAAAGAATTCAACGCAAGTAACTTATCCTTCGATGATGATTTAAAATTGGTAGACGGCTTTAAAGACGTCAGTTTAAAAATACCCTTCGAAGTAATAACTCAGGTATTTAAAGGTACAAAAGAGATGGGTGGACCTATAGACAGCTATTACATAGGACCTATGGACACTGTAGCAGAAAAAATACAAGATAAAAACCTATACTTAAACGGGAAAATAATTTTGGTTGAAGAGTATGCTTCGTCAAAAGATTTTTACGCAGCTATAAGAAAAAGAGACGGCAGTTACTACTTTACAGATAAGTACTCCAAAGTAGGAAATTCTTTTGTTCCCGTAATATTTACCAATTCTCGAGGATCAGCAAGACAATCTAGGTTTATCATAACAAATACTCCTAGAGGAACACTGTTAAAATAAGTTATGAGCCAACAAGAGATTAAAAAGGCGATAGCGCAAGAGTTTCTTCGATGCGCTAACGACCCGGAATACTTCATGAAGAAGTATTGCTATATACAGCACCCTACCCGTGGTCGTATTCTATTCAATCTATACCCATTCCAGGGTAAAGTACTTAACCTCTTTAAAGACCACCAGTACCTCATAACTCTTAAGTCTAGACAGCTTGGTATATCTACTTTAGCAGCCGGATATTCTCTCTGGTTGATGCTCTTCCACAAAGACAAGAACATTCTTGCTCTTGCTACTACTCAGGCTACAGCCAGAAACTTGGTAACAAAAGTACAATTTATGTATGATAATTTACCAAAATGGCTTAAATTAAAGCATTCCGAATACAACAAACTCAGCCTTAGACTAAAAAATGGATCTCGAATTAAAGCTGTATCTTCTAATTCTGACTCTGCACGATCTGAAGCAGTATCTCTCCTACTTATCGATGAGGCTGCTTTTATCGACAACATTGAAGAAACTTTCACTGCAGCTCAACAGACCCTTGCTACAGGCGGCCAATGCTTGGCCCTTTCTACTCCTAACGGCGTAGGAAACTGGTTCCACCATACCTGGGAGAGAGCCGAGGTAAAAGAGAATAGCTTTGTACCAATCCGACTTCCCTGGCATGTCCATCCAGAAAGAAACCAGTCCTGGAGAGATCAACAGGATTCTGATCTAGGTGTCAGAATGGCTGCACAGGAATGTGACTGCGACTTCCTATCTTCTGGTGATACAGTATTCCTGCCAGAGGATATGATTCATTATGAATCGACTTTAATTAGAGATCCGGTAGAAAGACGAGGAGTAGACGGTAATTTATGGATATGGGAACAGGCGGACTATACCAAAGATTACATGGTAGTAGCAGACGTAGCCCGAGGAGATTCAACAGACTACTCAGCCTTTCATGTATTCGATATTGAAGAGGCAAAACAAGTAGCCGAGTATAAAGGTAAACTATCTCCAAAGGATTTCGGCAACGTATTGGTTGCAATAGGATCGGAGTTTAACGACGCACTACTAGTAGTTGAGAACGCAAATATAGGATGGGCTACCATTGAGCAGATACTTG